ATGAACATCACCGAAATGCCAAAAGACCCAGCTCAGCGCTGGGAATGGATCAAGTACCAATTACGTATCCATGGTTGTTCGCCAGCCGAACTGGCTCGCCAACTCGGTATTACCGACCGAGCTATTCGCGCAGTGAAGCACGCGCCGTACCCACGTATAGAACGCGCTATTGCCAAAAAGTTGGGCGTGTTCCCAATGCAATTGTGGCCAGAGCGTTGGAGCAACGACGACACCCCCCTGCGGCAGCGTCCGAATCGTGCGGAATCCTTACAGCGTAGCACTGACAAGGATAACCGTTACTCTCCTGTTTCGCACCGTATAGCCAGCGCGGAGGTGTGAACATGCGTCACGGAAAAGACGATAAAACCTTCGATTTATTCGAAGTTCCTCAGCCGACGTTGGCCGCTCCTGGTCAAGGCAACTACTCAGTGCAGATCAGCGAGCTGGTCGGTGAGCTGCTTAAAAGCAGTGAGCACGATCGTTATGAAGTGGCCGCACGGATGTCACGCCTTTCGGGTGACGACGTGAGTAAGGCCATGCTTGACGCATGGTCGAGTCCCGCTCGGACTGATCACAACCTTCCTTTATATAGAGTGCCGTTGCTTGAGGAGGTGTGCGCCAGTCACCTGTTGACCAATTGGCTGGTTGGCTTGCGCGGTGGCCGGGTTGCCTATGGACGTGATGCGCTGCTTGCCGAGTTGGGTCGCTTAGAACGCACCCGCGACGAATCGGCGCGTAAGGCACGTGAACTAAAACGGCAGATGGGTGTGCAGCAATGAGAAAGCTGGCGACCATGCACAAGTGGTTCACCGCTAAAGAGCTGGCAGGATTGCCCGGAATGCCGACTACTGATCGCAATGTCAGGTTGATGGCTGATCGTGAAGCCTGGGAAGGCCAGCGGCGCATAGGCTCTAAAGCTCTCGAATATAACTTTGCTGTGCTGCCAGCTGAGACACAAACAGGGCTACTGGCCCGTTTAGTACAGCAAGAAGAACCCAGTCAAGCCGAAACTCAAGTTGTAACTCATTCGTTAAATGAGCCTAAGCGTGATGCGATTTCCGCGTCACGCTTAAATGATGATCAGCGCTCGGTGATGGGGGCAAGAGTTTCGATCGTTCGCGAACTTGAGCGCATGAGTCAAATGGTCAGCCAACAACGGGCGATCATCACTCTTGTCGGCCTGGCACGTGACGGAAAATTAAGCCCGTATCTGACCGATAAGGTTGAGCGGGCCAATGATCGTAAAACTGCTGACCGAAGCTTAAGCGAGCGCACCCTCAAGCGCTGGCTGTCGGACTTTCGCAAGCACGGTGAAATTGCACTGGCCCCGGCCCGCCGCAAGCCAGACATGAGCATGCCCGCTTGGGCTCCTGTCTTTCTCAGGCATTACCAGCGCCCACAAAAGCCAAGCGCAGAAGCGGCTTACTCTGCATTCAGTGCTGAATATCCGGGCTGCCCAAGCATTCACGCGGTGCGTCGGTTTCTTGCCAAGCTGAGCCCCGAGGCCCGCGAAGTTGGCCGTATGAGCCCGCAGGAATTGAAGTCATTGAAAGGGTTTAATCGCCTTAGCAGCGACCACCTGTGGCCGAACGATGTGTGGGTGGCCGACGGTCACGCCTTTGACGCGGAAGTACTCGACCCCCGGACGAATAAGCCATTCAGGCCAGAGGTCACCACATGCCTGGACTGGCGTACTCGCCGCATCGTTGGGTACGCCATCAACTTGGCAGAGTCAGCGCTGGCCACGCTGGACATGTTGTGCAGCGGTATTTCCCGGTGCGGCATGTTCCGCGAGTTCTATGTCGATAACGGATCTGGTTTCGACAACGCCCAAGTGCGCGAGGTGATTGATCGCCTCGGTGGCTCCATGACCAATGCATTGCCTTATAACTCACAGGCTCGCGGCATTATCGAGCGTTCACACCGATCTGTTTTGGTACGTCTGGCGAAAGAATTCGATAGCTATATCGGCGCAGACATGGACAAACATTCGGGCACACGGGTGCACAGGATCACGCGTAAGGCCCTAAAAGCAGGCGAACAGCCAAAAGAAATCCCGACCCTATTTGAGTTCTGGACACGCTTGGCAGGCGCGCTGGATGCATACAACGACACGCCACATCGCAGCTTGCCGAAAGCACGTGACCCGGAGACAGGAAAATTACGCCACCAAACTCCAAACGAAGCTTGGGCGGGAGCGCTGGCCGAAGGCTTTGAACCGCTAATGGCATCGTTCGACATCACTACGTCGCTAACCCGGCCGCAGGATGTACGACGCACCAATCGTGGTGAGGTGCGCATTAACGGCGGGATTTACTACCTAGAAGAACTCGTGGCACTGCACGGCGAACAGGTGAAGGTTGCTTGGGATTATCGGGACGCTAAGCAAGTGGGCATCTTCACTTTAGAGGGTGAGCACGTTGGCGAAGCCAAGCTGGATGGCAATGCTCGAAAAGTCTTCTCTCGCTTGGAGAGGGACGAAGACAAGCGCGTTAAAGGCCAATTGGCCCGACTCGGAACCAAAGGCGAAACGCTCACAGGTAAAGAGGTCGAGGTTCGTGTGGTTGAGCGGCCAACATCCGACGATGCCGTGTACCAAGATCGCCTGCTTGAAGCTCAACAGTTCACCGCTCGATTAGTCCAGGCCGCGCCAGCCTTCGAAGTTCCTGGTGATGACATGGCCCGTTACCGCTTGTGGCAGAAACTTGATGCCCGCCTGCAGGCTGGTGAATCCCTCTCTGATGACGAAGCACGCTGGCATGACCGCTATCCGGCTCACCCTAGCTATGTCTCGATTAAACGCATGTATGACTTCGTGGGCGAACAACAGGCCCGCGCTTGACCTTGGGAGCTACAACAATGAGTGTTTCTAAAATCGTCCCCCTGACCAATATCGGTCTGCTCTCTGCAGCGGTTGACCGCGCATTGCAACGCCCCATTGGCCTGCCCGGTTTGGTGGTCATGTACGGGCCGAGCGGCTTGGGTAAATCTGTATCAGCAGCCCACACGGCCAACCAGCACCGCGCCTACTACGTGGAATGCCGCGACACTTGGAGCAAAAAAGCTTTCCTGCTCGCCATCTTGCGTGAGATGGCCATTACTCCAGCTCGTACTTTGTCAGAGATGGTTGATCAGGTTGCCGAGCAACTCAGCCTTAGCGGCCGCCCGCTAATCGTTGATGACGTGCAGTACCTACTGGATAAGAGCGTGGCCAATATATTGACCGATCTCTACAACGCCAGTCTGGGCACCATCATATTGATCGGTGAAGAGCGTGTGCCGAGCACTTTGGGCAAGCTGGAACGTTTGCATAACCGGGTGCTTGAGTGGGTGCCAGCACAGCCAGCCACTCTGGATGATGTGCAGCAGTTGGCACGCAGCGTCTACCCAAGCCAACACATGGCAGATGATTTGCTCGATGACTTGCGCAAGGCAACCCGTGGCTGTCTGCGTCGCATCGCCGTGAACCTTCACCGAGTACACAGTGAGTCTCAGGCCCTGTGTCTGGATGCCATCGATTTGGCTACTTGGGGTAATCGCGGCTGGTTCACAGGCCAGGCCCCAGTACGGAGGGACCGCTAATGGCTGCAGGTCGCAAGCAGATCCACCTTGAAATGCAGGGCGGAAAAGGTAACCGCCAGCGTATCTGGGAAGCGATCCGGGCCAACGCGCAGGGCTTCAGCGCCTACGTTGTTGCTCGCCATGCCAACTGCCATGACGAAACCGTGCGCAGTTACCTGCAAGCCCTGATCAACGGCAAATATGTAGAGGTACTCAGCGGCGGGCAGTTCGAGACGCAAGAGCTGCGTCTGATTAAAGACGTAGGTGCCGAAGCGCCAAGCATCACCCGCAAAGGTAAGCCCATTACCGCTGGTAAAGGCACCGAGGCCATGTGGCGCACCCTGCGCATTCTTGGCGAGGTTGACGCCGACGAACTGGCGCAGCAAGCCTCTGTCGTCGTCAGTACCGCCCGCTGGACTGCGCGCTCCTACCTAAAATGGCTGCACCGTGCGGGCTACGTACAAGAGGTAAGTAAAGGTAAACCGGGGCGCTTGGCTCGTTATCGACTTGTACCAGGTAAATACACCGGCCCGCGCCCGCCAATGATTCAGCGCATAGGCCAAGTGTTTGATCCGAACCTTGGTGCGGTTGTTTATAGCCAGTCAGCGGAGGTCGATCAATGAGTCAGGCAGCCCGTGTTGATGTATCTGGCTGGGGTGATCAGCCGCCGCTTTGGATCAACCTGCTGGCCCGTGAGGTTGAGCAAAGCAACCGCACGTTGGCCGGTGAGCGCATTGGTATGAGCCGCAGCGCCGTAACCCTAGCGCTGGCCAACCGTTATCCATCGCCCAGCACCGCAGCAGTAGAGCGCCGGGTGCTTGACGCACTCAGCCAAATTGAGTGCGTGGCCATCGGTGAGACGGTCACCGCACCGCAGTGCCAAAGCTACCGCGAACGCCAAGCCCCAACCCATAACCCGATGGCTATGCAGTGCTGGCTTGCCTGTCAGCGCTGCCCGAACAACCCCAACTGCGCGACAAAGGAGACTCCCCATGCACGCGTCCATTGAACGCCCGTTCAACGTGTTGACCCCATCGCACCGCGCAATGGTCGCCAACTTTAACCAGGTATGCCGAGACTTACAGGCGCAGCAGATCCGCCTGCGCTGCATCGACCTTGGTGGTAACCGCTTGGTGATCGATCACGAGCACGGTCGCCGCCTTGTGGTGCAACGCAAGGTTGTAGGCCTGACCCGTATGCCAACGGCTGGCAGCACTCTCTACACCGCGCAGTTCCACGGCGTGACCTTGGAATGGCGCGAGCCGATCAGCCACCACCGTCCGGCCGAGTACGCCGATCAAATTACCCACTGAGTAATCGCCATGAATACACAAATACAAGTTCCAGCGGGTTACCGCTCCGATGCCCAAGGTCGCCTCGTACACGAAGCCATGATCAAGCCCATAGACTGGGAGCGCGATCGCCTTGTGCAGCAGTTGGTTGGCCGTGCCAGTAAGTTGAATAGTCAGTTAGCTGACTTTAAGGCCGCTGCTTTTGGCGATGTGCGTGCCTTTATTGAAATGAGCTTTGAAGAGTACGGAGCCAAGGTCGGCGGCAAAAAGGGCAATGTAACCCTGTTGAGTTTTGACGGCCGGTACAAGCTGCAGATTGCCGTGCAAGACAGCATTAGCTTTGACGAACGCCTGCAGGCTGCTCGCTCACTGATCGACGAATGCCTGGCCGAGTGGATCGAGGGCGCCAGGCCAGAGGTCGTCACCCTGGTAAATGATGCGTTCCGTACTGACACCAAAGGTGAAATCCGTACCGCTCGCGTCTTGGCCCTGCGCCGTTTGGAAATTGCAGACGAACGCTGGCAGCGAGCGATGACAGCCATCGGAGAGGCGTGCCAGGTGACCAGCTCGAAAGAGTACCTGCGTATCTATGAGCGTATTGGAGATACCGACCAATACCGTCCGGTAAGCCTTGATATCGCATCTATTGCGCTACCGGAGGCGTGATATGCAACGCTATCACGATACCCGCAACGACCCGCTGCCGCTGCACTCGACCGAGCAAGACGCCGAGCGCCTGCGGCTTGAGCTGGCCACCGAGGCGTTTCTGGCCAAGGGTGGAAAAGTAAAGCAAGTCGGTCACCAGATGCGCGACGAGCTGCTGCCGTTCGTTATTAATCCAGCTTCGACGCCAGTCTATTCGCACCTGTTCGTCAAACCTGAGACCGAACAAGTACAGGCCAAACCTATGCCGAAACCTTCTGCTGTGTCGGTCAAGCCGCCAGTGATGGCCGAGGTGCTTCAACCGCTCCGGGTAGAGGGTCGTATCGTCGAACCTAAAACACCACGCGCCGAGCTTACTGCGCAGCAGATCGCCGCCCGTTTGATGGCCCAGGCTGCTCTGGGCGCATCACCTAGCACGGCCGCAGACATTATCGGGATCACAGAAAAACATGCGCGTCAGGTGGCGCGTGACTTCCACATCATCTTTAAACGCCAGCGTTAGGAGGCCCCAATGGGCAAATACACCATCACTATTTCGGACGAATCCGGCGCAGTAAGCGTGGGCATGGAAGGCGCTCGACAAGATAAGACCACCGCTTTTTTCGTGGCCAAGGCGTTGATGCGCTTGGTGCCCGATGTCGTTATCAGCGCTGCTCGTGCGGCCTCCAAACACGGCAACTGTCCGTGCCCTAAGTGCGAGGCAGAACGCAGTAACGCCGCGCAAGACCCTACAACCGATTCAAAACCCACCCTGCATTAAAACGGAGCAATACCATGAATCTGACTAAACAAGCCCTCATCGACACCATCACTCAAGAGCTTGGTGCCTCGGGTACTCCCATTAGTAAAACCCAAGTAGATGCTGTGTTGATGCGCTACTCGGTGGTTGCTGCTCGCACCATCAAGGCCGGTGGTGAGCTGCCTTTGCCGGGCATTGGCAAGCTCAAGACAATCCAGCGCGTTGCCCGTACTGGTCGTAATCCTGCCACCGGAGCACCGATTGATATCCCGGCCAAGACGACAGTGAAACTGACTGTCAGCAAGGTGCTGGAAGAAACCATCAACGAAATCTAAGCGAAACCAGCCCGGCTTGCCGGGTTGGTCTGCCCAGCGTGGTTGCTGGGTACTGATGAGCAGCCGAGGACGATATGGATCACAAGAAAGCGTTAGAGAAGATCAAGAAATGTTTGCGTATGGCCGCAAGCAGTAATCCCCATGAGGCAGCTGCTGCAATGCGTCAGGCCCGCGCCTTGATGGAGAAATTCCAGCTTGAAGAAGACGATGTGTTGGCATCCGAGGTGCAGGAATGCGCTACCCGCAGCGGTGCAAAGAATCGTCCGGTTGCATGGGAAGTAAAGCTCGCTGCCATCGTTAGCCGTGCATATAGCTGCAGCTTCCTATTCATGGCAGGCGTTGGCGAATACCGCTTTATCGGTGAGATGGCCGAGGTAGCCAGCTACACCATGACCCTGCTACTGCGCCAAGTGCGCCAGGCACGACGTGACTACATTGCGGCCAACTTAACCCGCTGCAAGGCTGCGACCAAAACCAAGCGTGCGGATGTGTTTTGTGATGCATGGGCATACACAGTACACAAAAAGGTAATTGAGTTTGCGGGCGGTGAGCCATCCGCAGCAGTAAATGCATACATCGCCAAGAACCATCCCGAGCTTGAGACAGGAAAAGCAACCGAGCGCAACAGCAGCAAGGGCTTGACCCAGCGCAATGTCAAAGACGCCATGCACGGCATTGCCGCCGCGAGTGATGTTCGCCTGAACCATGGTGTTAAGGGCGAAGAAACTCTGGCACTTCACTAAGCGAAACTACGCCCACCAGGGCGTGGTCTGCCGGGTGTGGTTGCCCGGTACTGATGAGCAGCCAATATGACAACTGAAACAAAAACAGAGCGCAAAAGACGCCTGGCCCGTGAGCGGTCAGCACGGCGTCGTGCGCGTGAACGTAAGCGCCGTGAAGTCATTGGCGAACGTAAATTCAAGATCAAGATAGGCGCTGGAATAGCGGCCGATATCGAATGCATCACTCTAGCAGGTGGATTCGAAGAACAAGACGAAGCCGTAACGCGGGCAATTCGCCATGTGGCGAGTATTGCCCGGCGCAGCCCTACAGCATTCCGAAAAGCTATGAACCTGAGGAGTCCTGTATGAGTAGCCTGGCTAAAATTCACATCGCCAAGTCACAGTTGGGTCTTGATGATGAAACTTATCGTGCCTTGCTTGCGCGAGTGGCTGGCGTGCGGTCAGCCAAAGAGTTGAATCCGCGCCAGATTGGCGCCGTGCTGGCTGAGTTTGAGCGCTTGGGGTTCAAGCCTACTGCGGCGAAGCGATCGGGTCGCGCTGCGCCCAAGCCAGCGGTGGATCGAAAAGCACTGATAGGCAAGATAGAAGCGCAGTTGGCCGATGCCGATCGCCCCTGGGCGTATGCCGATGCAATGGCGAAACGCATGTTCAAGGTTGAACGCGTTGAGTGGTGCGACTCCGACCAGTTACGCCGTTTGGTCGCCGCCTTGACCTATAACGCGAAACGCAATGGGAGAACGGTATGAGCCATAGTGACCTGTTCGGCGATGAGATGCCGACCGATGCCCTGGAGCACATGCAAGATCCCGAAATCCGCTCCAAGTGGCCGCAAGCCTTGGCCGATATGGTCGAGGTGATTGAAGCCGCTCACCGTCGTGCGGGCGATGATGAGGCCACAGCACGTAAGCGCGCACTTGTAACCGTGCGGGCACTTTCGCGCCTTGCCGGTGGTCGATTGATATACGTCCCCAAAGGTGATGCGCTGGATCGTGCTCTGCGTGACCGCGATATCTGGCAGCGCCACGGCGGGCAGAACACCGTTGAGACGTTGGCCTCGGACTACGACCTGACCGTCACGCGGGTGTATTCGATTCTGGCTGAGCAACGGGCGCTGCACCGCAAACGCTCGCAGCCTTCGCTATTCTAGGCGGATCGGTGCTTTACATGAGCCGGTATCCGGCGTTGAATAGATTGCCCCCTGATTTTCGAAGGCCCGCCAAATGGTGGGCCTTTTTCATAAAAGGGCTTTAATCCCAGCCGTACCTCCTCACTCAGTATCGTCAGTGCTCAAGATCATTGGAGCCTGACAGCATGTCTTCCAACCAGCCCACAACTCCCCGAGACTATGCGGCGGCCATTCTGGCCGAGCCTTCGCTCGACCGGCGCAAGCTGTTGATGGAGCGCTGCCCACAAGAGTGGCGCAGCTTGGTCGAAGAGCACGTCAAAACGGCTTTCAACAAGGTTGTTGCCTACCGCCAACACCGTTCTGGTCGCGCCCAACTTTCTCAGCAGAAGCCCCCAGCTGCTCCGCGCCGTGAAGATCAGCCCCAGCCCATCGACTACCGTCGCTCGGCGCCCGAAGTAGGCAATGCACACTTGGCCAAACTCCGTGCGGCTATCGGCAAGGGGGCGGCATGAGCCTGAGAGCGCGCATTGCAGGTGGCACGCTGGTACTTGCCAGCGCGGGTCTAATGACCTTTCTAGGCACTTGGGAGGGTGAAGGCCAGAGCACGGTTTACCCGGACAAACTGGCTGCAAATATGCCGACGGTTTGTAAAGGCATCACCAATTACACAAGCCCTTACCCCGTTGTGATCGGCGACTACTGGTCGGACGAACGCTGCGCTGAGGTCGAGCAGCTTGTGGTCAGCAAGGGCCAACTCAAGCTCGCTGACTGCATCAGCAACCCCAGTATTACCCAGAACACATTCGACGCCCTGAGCAGCCATGGCCACAACGTTGGGAACCCTAATACCTGTGCGAGCCGGGCGGTCGGTCTGATCAATACGGGACGGGTGGCAGAAGGTTGTGACGCTCTGGCATGGGGCAACAACGGCAAGCCTGTTTGGGCCTATGTATCTGACGGTCAGGGCGGCAAACGTTTTGTGCGCGGCCTGCATAGGCGCCGCTTAACCGAGGTTCAACTCTGCAAAAGAGGGCTGCCCCAATGAAGTGGATTGACTACCTACGCCCGTTTTTCCCTCTGGCGCTGCTATTGAGCTTCGTCGTGTGGGTCAACTATTTGGAGTCGGCAGCATTCGACGATGGTTTCAGTCAAGCCAAGGCCGAGGGCGCGCTTGCACTGGAAAAACTGCGCGGTGATCACCAAGCGCAGGAACTGGAGCGCGCCAAGACTGCCGAGGCCAGTGCCAAAGATGCCGCAAAACGCCTGCAACAAGTGCAAGCCCAAAACGACAAATTGACCGTAGATCTTGCCAACCAGCGCCGCACGTATCGTAAAACCACCGACCAACTCATTGGGGAGATAGCCCGTGTTAACGACCTCTATCGCAAGGCGCTCGATGCTGAGCCGGAGCCTTTGCCTGCTTGTGTGCTCACTCGTGGCTGGGTGCGGGTCTACGACCAAGCGACTGGAGCCATCCTGCCCAGCCCCGTCGATTCCAGCGGAGCTGTTACGCAAAGCGCCGAAAGCCGAGCCATTGAGCAACTCGATTCAGGCATCGGCTCGACCGCTCTCTTGGCCCACCACGTCCGCTATGCCGAACAGTGCAAAAGCACAGCGGCTCAGTTGGACGCTCTAATCGACGTCGTACAAGGAACCCCGTGATGCCTTTGCCGCTTGACCTCACAGAAGTGATCGGGTGGGCAATTTCCCTGCTTTCGATCTTTACCGGCCTTGTGTTTGGGTTGGTCAAATTGCTGCTCGCTCAGTTTGAAAAACGCTTAGATCAGCGCTTCACCGCCCAAGATCAGGCCCGTAAAGCCGCGACCAAACATTGGGAGGAAAGCTTCGAAAAAGTGCTCAAGCGTCAGGATAAGGACGCGGAATCACTGGCCCAGTTGGAGCGCAACTTTATGCGCTTTCAGGCTGAGCTGCCGCTGGAGTACGTGCGCCGCGAGGACTGGGTGCGCGGGCAATCGGTGATCGAGGCCAAGCTTGATGGATTGGCCCTGAAGTTTGAGAACATTTTGCTCAAAGGAGTGCGACATGATTGACCCCGCCAAGGCGCGCCGCGAGTCGCTTCGCTGGTATTTGCTGCTCACCCTCAATACATCCCGCCCAGTCGATCCGCACGAAGCCGTAGTGCTGTCGACGATTCAGGGTATTTATCCAGATTGCACGCTATTGGAATTACGCCGCGAGCTGGACTACATGGCTGACCGCAGCCTGGTCACGCTGAACAAGCAGCCGAGCGGCCACTGGGTGTGCGGCCTGACTCATTACGGCGTCGATATTGCCGAGTACACCGTGGATTGCCGCCCCGGTATTGCCCGCCCGGAAAAGTATTGGAGCACTTGATATGCCGCCGCGCAGCAAGGTCACCGCTTTACCTAGTGAAGTCAAAGCTTGGCTCGATCAAGCGTTGGTCGAGAATAACTTCTCAGGCTACGAACTGCTTTCTACCGAGCTGGCCGAGCGCGGTTACAGCATTGGCAAGTCTGCTCTGCATAGCTATGGCCAAGGCTTCGAGGAACGCCTATCCGCTTTAAAAATGGCCAGTGAACAGGCCAAAGCCATTGTGACAGCCGCTCCAGATGATGAAGGGTCTGTCAACGAAGCATTGATGCGCTTGGTGCAGGAACATCTGTTCAAGCTGCTGATGAGTGAGGACGGCAAGATCGATCTCCCCAAGGTGGCCAAGGCTGTGGCCGAGCTAGGCCGTGCGAGTGTTGTGCAGAAGAAATGGGCGGCGGAGGTAGAAGTCCGTCGGGCAGCTCTGCAGGAAGCCGCAGACCGTATCGATGCGGCTGCTGTTGCACGGGGACTCAATGCCGAAGAAGCCAGTTTCTGGCGCGAACAAGTCCTGAAGGGAATGTAACCATGGGGGTTCCCGCACCACTTTCTGATACCGAGCGGCTAGTCGATTGGGACGAGTTGCCAGAAAGCGTCCGTTCAATTCCTGCTGATTTTAATCCACTTGCCAAGGGTGTGCTTATGGCACATCAGAGCGAGTGGATTTCCATGCAACAGGATCTCGACATCGCTGTTTGCGAAAAAGGACGCCGTACCGGAATTACCTTTGCCCAAGCTATGACCGACACAATCACAGCCGCATCAGCCAAAGAGGCCGGTGGTGACAATATCTGGTACATGGCAGATACGCGGGAAAAAGGTCTCGAATATATTGGTTACGTTGCCAAGTTCGCCCAAATCGTTGCCCGTGGCCAAGCAACCATGGTCGAGCAGCATATCTTTATTGACCAACTTGAAGACGGCAGCAGCCGTAACATCCAAGCTTTTCGAGTTCGCTTCGCAAGCGGGTACCGAGTCACCGCCTTGTCGTCTAGGCCCGAGAATATTCATGGCTTGCAAGGCCTGGTAAGTATCGACGAGGCGGCATTGCATAAAAATGTTGGCCACGTGCTGGAGTCAGCAACTGCGCTGTTGATCTGGGGCGGTCGTATTCGTATCTGGTCTACTCACCGGGGCAAGAAAAATCCTTTTAATCAGTTCGTTCAGGACGTGCGCGCAGGTCGCTACGGTAAGCGTGCGAAGGTAATTCGCATTGGGTTTGATGATGCGGTGGCCAACGGTCTGTTCGAGCGGGTCTGTTTCATGCGCGGTACCACGCCGACCGAGGAGGCAAAAAAGGAATGGTATGAGGCCATTCGTGCTGCTTACGGCCCGCGTAAAGCAGCCATGCGTGAAGAATTAGACGTTATTCCGCGTGACGGTGAAGGCTCAGCGATTCCGGGTGTATGGATTGAGCGTGCAATGCCCGAAAATCGACCTGTGCTGCGTATCGTCTTTGATGACGAATTTCCCAAGCGGCCCGAGGCCGAACGTGACACATGGTGTGCTACCTGGATCGCATTACAGCTGCTTCCCGTACTGGAAGAGGCTACCAAAAACTTCAGCGGCCGCTGGGCAATCGGCATGGACTTCGCCCGTCACCGCCACTTCTCGGTCATCAAGCCTAGTCGAATCACTCAGGAGTTGCGGCGTGACGTGCCATTTCTGATTGAACTGGCTAACGCGCCGACTCGCCAGCAAGAGCAGATCCTGTGGGCGTTGCTCGACACGCTTAATAACTGGACATTCGCTGGCGATGCTACAGGCCCTGGCCAAACCCTTATGGAGTACACCGGTGATCGTTACGGCCGGGCCGAGTGGGATGAAGCAAAAGGTCGCTGGATGGGTGGCCCAGTGCACGAAGTGACGTTGTCACGCCCTTGGTACGGCGAATGGATGGGCAAGTACATCTCATTATTTGAGGACGGCTTTATCACGCTGCCTCGAGATGCCTCATTGGAAGACGATCACCGTGCTGTCGAGTTCATTGACGGTATACCGATGGTGCCAAGGATCGAGCGAAAAGACCTTAAAGACGCCGAGTTAGTGCGACATGGCGACGGTGCTATTGCGGGAGCTTTGATGAACTTTGCAGCTCTCAATCACGTCGGCGATTGGGTTAGCGAATTTACGTCAGCTTCGCGTTCCAGAGCGTTCTCAAGCTCTGATGGCGCGGACGAAGACGACACTGGTGATGGTTTTGGAGGCGGTGCATGGTAAATATCAAAGGCATGATCAAGTCGTTGTTTGGCGGCGATACGGCTGCACTCAGTGAGCAGCAGACTGATGATCAGGCCCGTATCGGCCAACTCAAGCGTGAGTTTGCCGAACACCCGAGCAAGGGGCTGACACCTGGGCGGTTGTATCAGATCCTAGAAGCCGCTGAGCAAGGTGACCTGCAGGCGCAGTCCGACTTATTCGAGGACATGGAAGAGAAAGACCCGCAAATTGGCGCAGACCTGCTCAAGCGCCGCCAGTTAGCCGCCGAGTTGGAATGGCAAATCATCGCGCCGGATAACGCCACGGCCCAAGAAAAGAAGGCAACCGAGCATGCTAATGAGGTGTTTTCGGCTATGGAGGTCGAGGACTTGGTGCTCGATCTCGGCTCGGGTCTGGGGCATGGTTGGGCGAACCTAGAGTTGAACTGGCAGCGTGACGGCGCTATCCGCTACATCGAACAACCAACCCTGCGCCCGCATAGCTGGTTTCGCTTGCACCCAGACGATCAAAACGTGCTGACTCTGCGCGACATGAGCGCCACGGGTGCCGAGCTGTGGCCATTGGGTTGGGTTGATCACCGGCATCGAGCACGGCCCGGTTATGTTGCCCGCTCAGGTTTGCACCGCATGTTGGCCTGGCCGTATCTGTTCCAAAACTATGCGCTGGGTGATCTGGCACAGTTGCTGGAGATCTACGGCATGCCTGCGCGCTTGGGAAAATATCCTAAAAACGCGACCGATAAAGAGAAAGCCACGCTGTTACGGGCTGTTGTGAGCATGGGTAAAGATGCCGCAGGTATCGTTCCCGAGGGTATGGCCATCGAGTTTCTGGAGGCCGCGCAAGGTCGCAGCGACGTGTACCTGGCGATGATGAACTGGTGCGAGCGCAGTAAGTCCCGAGTGATTTTAGGTGGCACGCTGACCAGCGGTACGGGCGAAGGCACCAACACTAACGCCTTGGGCAACGTCCATGAGCGGGGCCAGACCAGTTTGATCCGTTCAGACGTGCGCCAATACTGCAGCAGCATTCGCAAGTCGATTCTATGGCCTATGGCGGCGCTCAATTTTGGTATTACCCATGCTAACCGAGCGCCCCGGTTTGTTCTGGACATGGGCGAGACCGAAGATTTGCAGGCTCTGGCCACAACCTTACCGGTGTTTGTCGACATGGGCGCTAACATTCCAACCTGGTGGCTGCATGAAAAAACGGGCATCCCTAAAGCTGGCAAAGATGATGAGGTATTGCGGCCCGCGCCCCAAGCGCCAATGACTGCCATGCTGCGCCAACAACCGGCCAGACCTTTAGCTGCGCTGCGCCAGAGTAAAGGCCCGGCAACGCCAGCCGATGCCATTGCCGCCCGGCTTGCCCGTGAGGGTGACCCGCACATCGCGGGTTGGTTGGAGCGGATTGAGGCTATGTTGGAAGCAGCCAGCTCATTGGAAGAGTTCCGGAAGATGCTGTTAGCCGCCCAAGATGATCTTGACGAAGACAAGCTGGCCGAGCTGCTCGGTGACGGCTTGTCGGTTGCCGATCTGGCCGGTCGCAGCGACATCGAGGACGTTTCGGAGAGCAGCAATGGCAGATAACGGCCAGCCGACCTTGCGGCCGGTGTTGGGTCAACCATTCGCCGAGCAAGTGGCCTTCTTCCGCAACAAGCTGGGCAATCTGGTGCCGACCGCACGCTGGGACGATATTAAGCGAGACGCACATGACACCGGTTTCATGGTTGCGGGCGCTGCCAAGGCCGATTTATTGACCGATTTGGCCGTGGCGGTGGATCGAGCAGTAAGTGAGGGGCGCGGCCTTGGCGATTTCCGCAAAGACTTTCGCTCCATCGTCGAGCGTAACGGCTGGCACGGCTGGACAGGTGAAGGCACTCGAGCTGGCGAACGTTGGCGCACCCGCACTATCTATCAAACCAATGCCATGACCAGCTATTCAGCAGGACGTTTGGCACAACTGCACGATGGCGGGTTCGATTTCTGGGTCTACAAACACAATGACTCGGTGCGCAATCCAAGACCGGAGCACCAGAAACTTGACGGCCTAACTCTGCCTGCCAAGCACCCATTCTGGAAGCGATACTATCCGCCCAACGGGTGGGGCTGTCAGTGCTACGTAATCGGTGCGCGTTCTGCAGCTGGAGCACGTCGTCTTGGCGGTGACCCAGATAAACAGATTTTGGACGGTTGGGACGCTGATGATGCTCCGGGCATCGATGAAGGCTGGGATTATCAACCAGGTGCCCGTGTAGCCCAGACCGTAACCCATATGGCCGAAAAGTCCCGAGCATGGCCGTATGAGATCGCCAAGGCCTATATGACAGGCGTGCCCGAGTTACTGCGTGACCAACTGGCGAAAAGCTATCGAGCCTTGCCAAGTGTCGCCGACGATTCCAGGCGCTATGCGCAGCGCGTACTGCGCGGAGACAACCCGGATCAGTTGCCAGCGTATCGAACCATGGGTCTGCTGACGGCCGGTGATGTGGGGCAAGTGCACCAGATCAAGGATATTGCTGTAGATGGTTACGACTACGCCCTGGACGTGTCGGCAGTGCGCCATGTGCAGAGAAAACATGGCGGTAAGAGCGAGCATTCAAGGGGGCAGCGGCCAGTCACCGCAGAGGACTACGCCATACTGCCTAAATTGCTTAATGATGCTGGCCCGCTGATTGATGCTGGCCTGTCAGAGTCCACCAATTCGCCACTGGTTCGCCGGGAAATGACGGTAGATAACGAAACCTACGTGGCAGTGTTCGAGGTGCGTCGCAAGCGCAAGATGCTGGTATTGCAGACGTTCTATGTGCGGGTGCGGAAATGATGTGGCCCCGCCCTCGTCCTAACGCCCTAGGCGTTTCATGGTATGAGCATGACGGTGCGGTGCTCGGGGCCAAGCTGGAGTATAACCGATGATTGAAGTTCAGGTAGATGACAGCCGAGTGGCCGCGGCGTTGGCCGAGTTGGTTCGACGTGCGCATGATTTGCGTCCTGTGCAAGCTGACCTGGGCGAGTACTTCATCGAATCGACCAAGCGTCGGTTTGCCACAAAGACGGCTCCGGATGGCACCCAGTGGAAGGGCAACGCCCAGGTCACCATCGACGGTAAGGGCCGCGATGATTCGTTGATTGGTGAAAGTCGTAGGCTGTCCAACGAAATCCACTACCGAATCGACGGTACTCGCTTGTCCTGGGGCAGCAGCTTGGTTTACGCCGGTATGCAGCAGAATGGCGGCCTGAAGGCCGCTTACCCTCACTTGTGGGGGGATATCCCCGCGCGCCCCTATTTGGGTCTGTCTGGTGGTGACGAACAGGTGTTACTGGAAATTCTGCAGGAGCATCTGGCCGGTGCCGTTAATTGATCTTGTCTGTGACCGCGTTGGCGACGTTTTCAGGTGCGGCGCGCAACATCGGTGTAGCTTTGCGTTGCAAGGCGCGTTAGACCACCGTTAGATTCACTCACAGGCGCATGCGCGACGTGCGCGAGAGCCTGAGTCCTGCGCAATCTGATAACCTTGATGGCTCCTCCGGGCAATTCTGGCCCACCCCGAATATATAAAAATCCTTGAAACCCAAGCGTTTTCGTCTGCCACGCAATATGGCCGCATGAAAACGAAAACCCCTTATCCAGTCGCAGCCTGCTCCCTTGCCCTAAAAGTGGCGAGTGTGGACGGTTTGACTCGCCTGATTCCTGCGGGCCGCTTTGAGGCGCCACGCGGGGCTTTGGCTGGCAGTGGCCCTTGGTTTCTGGGTGCCGCCGCTGCCCAGTCGATTATCCAGCGTGCTGCCGCCCGCAGCACCGATATCGTCATCGACTACGAGCACCAGACCCTCCTAACCGAGCAGAACGGCGAGCCAGCTCCCGCGTCCGGCTGGATCGACCGCACCTCACTTCAGTGGCGCGACGACGGCCTTTACGGGCGGATTGACTGGAAGGCTCGCGCCCAGGCGGCAATTGATGCGGATGAGTACCGCTACTTGTCCCCGGTTTTCCCTTACGACCCCAAGACCGGCGACGTACTCGATCTGTTGCATGTCGGGCTGACCAACAATCCGGCAATCGATACCGCTATTCCCGCCCTTGCTGCGGCCCGCCTGGGCAGTGGCACCTATGACCCTACCCGAGAGGAAGACACCGTGGATCGTGAAAAACTGATCAAGCTTCTGGGGCTGTCTGCTGACGCCACCGACGAACAGATCGCCGAAGCCATTAACAAGCTGAAAACTACGGCCGACGGTGCTGAACAAGCTATCGCAGCGGCCCAAGACGCTGCGACCGTAGCCGCCACCAAGGCCGCTAAGCCTGACATGGGCCAGTTTGTGCCGCTCGCTGTGTTCCAGGAACAAGGCACCCAGCTTGCAGCCCTGCGCGCCGGTAGTGATGTGGCGCAGTTGGACGCGCTCATCGAAGAAGGTCTCAAGGATGGCCGTATTCCGGGCAAGGCGACGGCAGATTGGCTGCGGGAACAAGGCGTTGCGGCATGCAAAGCCCACCTGAAAGACGCCCCACCGGTCGCGGCGCTTCGTGGCTCCCAAACCACTGACACTCGTAAGCCAGACGATGCCGACAAGAAAGGCGACAAGCTCAGCGAGCCCGAACTTGCCGTCTGCCGTGCAACCGGAATCTCCCCAGCGGACTACCGCAAACACAACCCCGTAGAGGAATGACCCATGGTCGCCACAACCCAAAATCGCAACACCCCAAGCGTAGCCGGGCACCGTCGCGGCTATCCGGTCGCCGCTGCTGTCCTGTGCCTCGCCGGAACCATCGCAGTGATCGAAGCATCAGGCGCAGTTAAGCCAGGCGAGACCGGTGTCGGCCTAATTGCCGTCGGTATTTTCGAGCACCAGGTGGACAACCGCATCGGCGCTGAAGGCGAGCAGATGGCGCAAGTGCTACGCGGTTTTGCCCGCTTGGAAAACAGTGCTGATGCAGACGCCATCACTGCGGCTGAGACCGGTCAGCGCTGTTACATCGTCGACAACCAGACGGTTGCCAAGACCGATGGCGCCGGTACGCGCTCAGTTGCCGGGATTGTCGACCATGTCGATGACGTTGGCGTCTGGGTACTGATCGACCCTACCAGTGGCGTGCTGCTGGCTGACGCGGCGGCTGGATAAGCCACCACTTTCTATTTGTTGACCCACGAGGACATACGCAATGGATCTTACCCCCGCCAACCTGCAGGCGCTGTTCAAGGCCTACAAAACGAATTTCCAGCAGGGCTTTGCCTCGTTGGGCGATAACGGCTCGCTCTTTGAGCAAGTTTGCACTGTGGTGCCATCGAGCACTGCTGTCGAGGTTTACCCCTTTCTAAAAGGCCTTCCGCGCCTTCGTGAATGGATCGGTGATCGTGTGGTGCACAGTCTGGAATCGGGTGATTTCAGCATTAAAAACCGCAAGTTTGAACTGACCGAAGGCGTCAGCCGTGACGCGATCGAGGACGATACCTACGGTCTGTATGCGCCGGTTTATCAAGAGTTTGGTCGTTCCAGCCGTGAGCACCCGAATGAGTTGATGGTCGAAACCTTGACCAGCAACCCGAAGTGCTACGACGGCCGTGCCTTGTTCGGTAACCACACCGTGTTCAATGACAAGGGTAAGGAAATCCAAGTCAGCAACGACATGGGCGGCACCGGTGCAGCCTGGTACTTGATGGACTTGACCCGCGTGATCAAGCCGGTGGTGTTCCAGAAACGCCGCGATTACGCCTTCAAGGCCCTAACCGACCTCAACAGTGAACGTGTGTATATGACCGATCAATTCCTGTTCGGTGTGGACGCCCGTGCTAATGCGGGGCCTGGTCTGTGGCAATTGGCTGTGCGCTGTAACGAACCGTTTAACGCTGAAACCTACGAAGCGGCTCGTGCCCGCCTGCAGGAACTGAAGGGTGATCACGGCCGTCCGTTGGCCCTGCGTCACAGCCACACCATGGTGCCAAACGGTATGGAAGGTGCGGCGCTGCGAGTGTTGAACAACTCGCAGACCAGCAATGGCGCGACCAACGAATGGGCTGGCACCTCAAAACTGATCCTCAACCCTTGGTTGCCTAGCGCAGCTTAATGGAGCCCCTCATGCCCTACGTGACCGTGGATGCATTGGTCGAGCGTTTCGGCCGCAATGAGATTCTCGACATTGCCGAAGTCGAGGCCACTGGCGAGATCGATGAGCCCAAGGTCGCGCGGGCGTGTGAGGACGCTGCAGGTGAAATTGACGGCAGTTTGGCTGCTGGTGGGTATCGCTTGCCACTGGTCAAAGTGCCGCCAGTGATAGCCGCTTACGGTTGCGATATCGCCCGTTATCGATTGTATGACGATCGCGCAACGGAGCAAGTGACCAAGCGGTACGACGACGCTATTCGCTTCTTGCGTCTGGTGGGCAACGGCTCGGTAAAGCTCGGTTTGCCATCGGTCGATGACGAAATCCGAAGCGCCGGTGACGTGATGATGATGCCAGGACGGCGTAGCTTTCCAGGCGGGGTTTTCTGATGTTCGCCCAGATCGAGGACGAAATTATTGCGCGCTGCAAGCGGGTGGTCGGCCAGCATGTAAGAACAATTGAGGATCTGCCGGGCAACTGGGACGAACAGACCCTCAAGGCCGCTCGGCGCAACGTACCTGGTATCTACATCGCATGGTCAGGCGGACGTGGTTTACCCGGTAGTCGCGCCTCAATGACCAGCCGTTACGCCGTGTATGTGGTCACCGGCCAAGCCAGCGGAGAGCGCGAGCGGCGCCGGGGCAACAACCGTCAGGTGGGCGCTTATGAATTGCTGGAACGCATTGTGCCAGCGGTGCATGGGTTGGCTGTAAAGGATGTAGGCACGCTGCAGTTGGAACAAGTCGACAACCTTTATTCAGACCGGGCCGACCAGCAAGGCATCGTCATCTATGGCGCTGTTTACACCCTGAAAACACCTTTTCCAGCGCCACTGGATGCCAATGATTTGGCCGACTTTGAGACCTACCACGCCAACAGCCGGGTGCCGGACGGCCCGGATATAGAAACACATCTGACCCTGCCTTCGGGCGAGGAGCACCCATGAATCAACGAACAATTAAGCCCGCTGAAGCTGGGTTGATCGTGCGCAGGCCCGACAACGCCAAGCCGCTGGCCGCTCAAGGTGAAAGCGTTACCTGGTCGCCGTACTGGCAGCGTCGTTTGGCTGACGGCTCGGTCGTAGCAGTGCCAAAAATGGCGCAAGAAACACCCGCCAAAGAAAAGGCCCAGGCGGTGACTACTGCCAAGAATGAGGGGAAACAGTAATGGCCATCAGCTCTACAGTATTCAACGACATTCCGGCCGCGTTGCGGGTTCCGGGTTGGTATATCGAGTTTGACAACCGTCTGGCTGGCAATGCCGTGTTCCAAGGCAAGTTGTTGGTGCTCGGTCAAATGCTCAGCTCGGGCACGACTGAACCTCTGGTGCCCGTGCGTATCACCCGCGCCGAGGAAGGTGATGTGCTGTTCGGTCGCGGATCAATGTTGGCCGAGCAACTGCGCGCCATCAAAGCGGTCGACCTGTACACCGAAACGTGGGTCATTCCGTTGGAAGATGCTGCGCTGGCCCAAAAGGCAGCGGGCAGCATTCTGGTGACCTCCGGGCCTAGCGAGACTCGACCTCTGGCGCTGTACATCGCCGGTTACCGGGTTTGGTGCGAGATGGTTGCGGGGGCAACACCAGCGGTTACCGCCCAGGCGATTGTCGATGCGATCAATGATGACGGTCGCTTGCCTGTTACCGCCGCTCTGGACGACGTCACGCCCGAGCAGGTCAACATCGAATGCCGTTGGGGCGGACTGACCGGTAACGGTATTTCCCTGGGCGAATGCCTGAAAGGTGAAGAACGCCCGCAGGGTTTGATACTGACCTCGGTTGAACCAACCGGTGGCGCCGTTAACCCGGAACTGATGGGCGCTGTGGCGGCCATGGGTGATGAGTGGTGGAACTGGATTTGCCTGCCGTACACCGACACCACCTCTTTGGAGATGATCGAGGCCGAGCTAGTCAGTCGTTATGGGCCTATGCGCCAAAAAGGTGGCCGTGCATTTGCAGCATTCCGTGGCACGCACAGCGCTGCCGCCACGCTGGGCAATGGCCGCAATTCGCCGCACGTCAGCATCATGGGCATGGGGCTTGCGCCGAGCGCGCCGTGGATCTGGGCGGCGGTGAACGCCATTGTCGCAGCTAAAAACCTAGCGATCGATCCCTCGCGTCCGCTGCAGCGCCTGCCGTTGCCGGGGCTGATCGGCGCACGTGAAGGTCTGCGCTGGGATGACTCAGAGCGCAACCTGCTGCTGTATGACGGCATCGCTACCCACACGGTGGCCACCGACGGCACGGTGCAAATCGAACGCCAGATCACCACTTACCAGCGCAACTCGGCGGGCGTGGCGGATGACAGCTATCTCGACATCAACACGCCCGAAACCCTAGAGCGTATCCGCTATGAGCAGCGCAGCCTGTTCGCGCAAAAGTACGCCCGCCACAAGCTGGCCGAGGACGCAGATCGGGCGCTGTACGACCCGAGCCAGCCGATCATGACGCCAAAGGTGGCCAAAGCCGAACTGCTCAGTCTGTACCGCCAAACGTTGATGGGCGACCGCGCATGGGTGCGCGACTACGACGGCTACAAGGAAAGTCTGCAGGCCAGTATCGACCCGGCCGACCCGAGCCGCCTCAACGTGATCGATCAGCCGATGTTGATTGGCCAGTACCGCGTTCACGCCCAACAAACGCAATTTCGCCGTTAAGTCATAGGAGGCCGTATGAGCGGACAAGTTACCGGGATCGCCACTATCCGTGTTGATGGTGTCGAGTTCCCAACAGAGCGGGGGGCAACTCTCAACCCCGGCGGGGTTAACCGCACCACGCGCATGGCGGGCAAGCGGGTTTTCTACAACGAAGAGCCGGTGGCAGCAACGCTGCAGTGCACTGTGCTGCACACCGCCGAGGTTGACCCGATTGACCTCAATACCATCAAAAACGCCACTGTTTTGGTCGAGTGCGATAACGGCCAGGACTACATGTTGAGCGGTGCTTTTGTGACCGAAACGGCAGAAGTTAATACCGGCGAAGGTCAAGTGCGCTTGAACATGGCCGCCCGCCGCTGCGAAAGGATCTGATGATGAGCAATGCAAGTTATCTGGACACGCTGGATCTCTCCGACGAGGAACGCGCCCGTGTGCAGGATTTGGGCGATGAAGTGCAGGTCACCCTGCTTGAGCCCATCACCTACAAGCACAGCAAGTTCGATGGCGGCGATCGCACCCTGACCGAGCTGCGCCTGGTTAAGAAAGTTAAGGGCAAGCACATGAAGGCCATGGATCAGACAAAGGGCGATATCGGCCAAAGCCTTGCGCTGGTGGCCGCATTGTCGGGCACGCCAGCGAATGCAATGGACGAACTGGACTCGCGTGACATGGAGGTCGTACTGACGCTGGTTGAGCCTTTTTTGCCCAAGCGCCGTCGGACTGGGACGCCTTAGTTCGGGTAGTTGCGGTGTCGTTCACCGGCTTCAGCCCGCTGGAGCTGTTGGACATGGAACTTGATGACTTGCGCTGGTGGTACGGCCAGGCGGAAAAATTGGCCCAGGAGATGAAGCAACATGGCGGGTGATCTCAGAACATCGGTGATCCTTGATCTGGTTGACCGGATCAGCGGGCCTGCTCGGCGCGTAACCCAAGCATTAGGCCGACTGGCTCGCCGGGCTGGCCTCGACGGGCTCGTTCGCTCAGCCCGTGGGGTACAAACTGCGTTGGTTCGCACCATCCGGCATGCCGTTGCCCTGGGCAAAGGGTTGGCTGTGGTGGGCGGCGCAGCTGCTGCAGCTGGTTGGGCAATTACCCGCATGGTCGGTGGCGTGGCCACCCTTGGCAATGAAATCAAGATCACCTCCGAGCGTCTGGGTGTTGGTGCCGGTTGGATTCAAGAATGGATCTATGCCGGTCGGCAGTTCAGTGTTGAAAAAGACGCCCTAATTGATGGCTTTAAGGAACTGAGCCTGCGTACCGATGAGTTCGTGGTGACCGGCTCTGGTGGTGCCGCCGATGCATTTGGGCGCTTGGGCATCACCGTTAAAGACCTGCGGGCAACTGCCGGTGATACCGAGAAACTGCTCAACCTGGTGCAGTCGCGCATGGGCAGAATCAAGAACGACGCTGCCAAACAACGGATCTTCGACGAACTGTTCGGCGGCAGTGGCGGCGAGCAAATGGTTACCTTGCTCACCCAGTCACGCGAGCAACTGGACGCTTTGCGCCAAGCCGCCCGCGACAGTGGTTCTATTCTGAGTGATGAAGACATTGAGCAATCCCGGCGCTACGTGCGCCAGATGGACGAACTCAGCACGTCGCTAGGCTCAATCAAAACCGCCGTACTCAGCTCACTGCTGCCAGCGGTAAACCAGTGGCTCGGCGGGCTTCGTGATTTGACCAAAGCCAACCGCGCCATGGTGACTCAGCAGTTGCTGACCGGAATAAAGCAGCTTTGGACAGGGCTTCGGGCGGTGGGGAATGCTGTTGCGTGGGTTGCTAATCTGGTCGGCGGCTTTGGGAATCTTATCGTCATTCTGGCGGGGCTGCTGGCAACCAAGCTGGTCTTCTCTTTGGGTTTAACAACTATCGCTTTGGTCAAATTTGCTTGGAGTATGTCAGTTGCGGCCGTTAAGGGCGTTTTATCCTTTTCGAAAACCTTGCTCGGAATGGCAGCCCGCGCCATTCCTGCCGCGATTATGGGTATTCGTGCGCTGTCTTTGGCACTGCTCACCACACCGATTGGCTTAATCATCACCGGCATTACCGCTCTAGCTGGCGCGGTCTACTTGATCTATCGCAACTGGGACGGCATTTCGGTTTGGTTCGGCAACCTATGGGTACAGATCAAGGCGTTCTTTGACCGTGGCATCGGCGATATCGCTAAAGATTTGCTGTCGTTCAGCCCGGCTGGATTACTGCTCAAGGCTGTTGATGCCGTATTCGCCCTGTTTGGTGCGCGGCCTCTAAGTGAAGTCGGTAAAGAGTGGATCGGTGGCTTATGGGATGGCCTTCGTGAGCGCTTTGAGCCGCTCACTGGTTGGCTCAAGCAAAAGATTGCAACTCTATCCGACTGGATAGTCGGTGGCATTGGCGGCATTGCCAAAAGTCTGTTGTCGTTTAGCCCGGTCGGTCTACTGGTCAAAGCTATAGATGCTGTGTTCGAGCTGTTCGGCGCACGGCCGCTGAGTGAAGTTGGCGAAGAATGGGTGGGTGGCCTGTGGGACGGCATTCGCGGTCGCTTCGATCAGCTCACTAGCTGGCTGAAACAAAAGGTCACCGCCTTGAGCGGCTGGTTGCCGGACTGGATTACCAACGGCAGCGGTATATCGGCTCAAGTTGGCAGCATCACGTCACCCACTAAGTTGGTCGCTCCGGTCGCCAGCGTTGCGGCAGCAACCAAACTAGGCGCACCGGCCGCGAATGCACCGTTGGTTCCTAAGCTAGGTGACTCCGCCGTGGCCGGTCGATCGATGATGCTAGGCAACCAAGGGCGTACTGATGTGGGCGGTGAGCTTCGGATCAAGATTGATTCAGAAGGTCGGCCGCGTGTTGCGTCGTTGAAACGCAATGGCGGCCTAGATTACAGCGTAGAAAGCGGCACGCTGGGGGTGGTGCCGTGAGACTAGTTTTATTCACCGTCGGCTATTCTCGACTCTGCCATGCTCTTGATGAGCGCCGTGTGCACGCCTGCTGCAGACACGAACCCAATAGCCACCGGAGCCCACCAAGGGGATGCGCCGCCAGCCAAGCAAATGACAACGCCAACCGCTACCCCGGTTGCTACAGCGATAAGTGTCGCTTTCTCAGTTGGTTTCATGACCTGTACTCCAAATACGGGAAATGCATGGAGCCTAGCACATGAGCTGGCATACACGTATAGACCCTGAGCTGCGTGGCAGTTATCGAGGTGCGGATTTCTTCGTCGAGCGCTCTGATACCACTGTCGGTCGGCGCTGGTTGGTGCACGAGTATCCACGCCGGGACGTGCCGTATACCGAGGACATGGGGCGCCGGGCCAAGGAATGGCGCTTGTCGCTGTTCGTGGCCGGTGATGATTATGACCAGCAGCGCGACAAGCTGATTAAGGCGTTGGATGCGCCTGGTGCAGCGACCCTGGTGCACCCTTATATAGGCACAATGTCGGCGGTGGCCACCGACGCACGTTTCAGCGAAAGCACCCGCGAAGGCGGAGTGTGTGTGTTCGAGGTGACGTTTACCGAAAGCGGCCAGCAGTTAATGCCGGAAACCAGCATCGACACTCAACTAGAGGTCGGTCTGGCTGCTGAAATCCTTGAGGCTTTGACCGATCAAGACTTCCTTGACCGCTGGAGCATCGAGGGCCTTACAGGTTGGTCGCTTGCGTCTATAGAACGCGACTTAGCGTCGGTGATCGACGGCCTAGAGCAATTCATCGGTGGCATTGCCGAAGACATTACGAGCGTGATCCGCTTTCCGGCGAACATCGTTGGAATGATCCTGGGCGGCTACAACCAGTTGCGTAATGCCGTGATGCGACCGGTCAACGCGCTCGACCTGTACAGCGGTAATAGTCCGCTGTCGGGCAATGGCGAAAGTGACAGTTCATCGCGTAATGCGCTGAACCTGAGCACTAGCAGCCAGTCAGCGTCAGGCTTTGGCCGTTTGCGGCTCGCACCAGGTACACCTGTGCGTGCTGTACGAATGCTAACTGAAGCCAGCGCCAGCGGTTACGCTGTGGATATTCCGCCTATGGATACGCCCGAGAATATTCAGCGGGCCAATAACATTGTGGCCGCTGCCCAGCTCAATGGCCGCTTGGCCGCCGTAACGGCCGCCCGAGTGGTCGCGGAAACCGACTGGGTATCCCGCCAAGATGCTGACGCGGCCGGGACTGATGCGCTGAACTTGATTGATCAGCAGATACAAACTGTTGAGCCGATCAACGATGACGTGTTCAACGCTTTAATCGTGCTACGTGCGGCGCTGTCTACGGACTTGCGCAGCCGAGCGCTGGCTCTGCCAAACATCAGCACCTACACGCCGCAGGTAACTCTGCCCGCAGTAGTAATTGCCCACCGGCTATATGGTGACGCCACCCGAGCGGATGAAATCTGTGTGCGCAATAGCGTTCGGCACCCTGGCGCACTGCGCGGCGGTATGGTGTTGGAGGTGCTCAGTGATTGAACAAGAGCGCGTCATTCTGCAGATCGGTAGCGAGCTGCATGTCGGCTGGCAAGAGGTGCGTATTCGTATGTCCCTTGAGCAGATCGCCGATCAGTTCGAGCTCACATTGACCGAGCGCTGGGCCGAATCTGGTGAGGTTCGCCCGGTCTCGCCTGATTCGGCTTGCACCGTGTCGATCGGCAATGAGCTGGTGTTGACCGGCTATCTCGATGAAGTACTTCCCGACTATGACGCAGAGCAACACACCATTGCCGCTAGTGGGCGCAGCCGTGCGGCCGACCTGATTGATTGCAGCGGCCAAGAACAGCGCCTCGACGGTCGGACATTGCTGCAAATTGCGCGGTCTTTGGCACAGCCTTACGGCATTGAGGTCATCGACACCGTTAATGCCGGTAAGCCATTCCGGGCATTTGCTTTGGAAGATGGCCAACCCATTGCCGAGGCGATCGAGCGTGCTGCGCAAATTCGTGGTGCGCGGGTGGTCAGTGACGCCCAGGGCAACTTGGTGATCGTGCATGCAGTTCAGCGCAAGATCACTACAGCGCTGGTATTGGGCGTAAACATCCGCCGTGCTTCCGGGGTGTTCAGCAACCGCGATCGGTTTAATGAGTACATCGTCGAGGGGCAAACCCCAGGCGATAACGACTGGAACGGAACCCAAGCATCCAGCCCCCGTGGGGTAGCGCGTGATCCTCGGGTACGCCGCCCGCGCACCACTCTTGTGGTTTGCGATACACCGGCCGACAGCAGCGATTGCTCTGCACGGGCTGAGCTGGAGTCGCGTATGCGCTGGGCTAAAGGCCGTGGCGTGACCTACACCGTCAGCGGCTGGAAGCACGAACAAGGTATCTGGCGGCCAGGCGACCTGGTGCCCGTGCGCGACGCCTATTTGGGACTGGATGAGCCGCTTCTAATTAGCGATGTGCAATTGATTGAGGGTCTAGACGGGCGCTATGCCGAGTTACGCGTGGTGCCGCCCGCAGCATTCGAGCCGATCCCTATCGCTGAGCCTAAGCCGTCCAGCAGTAGCAGCGACGGCAAAAAGAAACCGGGCGATTGGGGCTGGTGATGAACGAAGAACGTAAGTGGCAACGAATGCTTGGCCCAGTTTGGCGCCGTATGCGCCTGCTGGTGAGCCGTGGTGTATTGAAGTTGGTCGACGATGCTCAGAGCCTGCAGTCCGTTCAAGTGACGCTTTTAGGTGAGTCGCCAGCCTGGGCCGAACGGTTCCAGTCGTACGGCCTGACGTCTAATCCGCACCCAGGCGCCGAGGGCATTGTCGCCTCGGTTGGCGGGGCTCGGGCGCACCTGGTTGCCATCGCTGTGGATGATCGACGCTATCGCTTGGCGTCTCTCAAGACTGGAGAGGTCGCGCTCTATGACGACCTTGGTCAGAGCGTACACCTGACCCGCGACGGCATTGTGATTAAGGGCGCAGGCTTGCCGCTTGCATTCGTTGAATGCCCAGTGGTGACCATGGACGGTGACCTTGAGGTCGCAGGCAATGTGCGTGACCACACCAGCACCATGCAGGACATGCGTGGCATCTATAACAGCCACAACCATGGCGGCGCTGGCCCAAATCAGGGGATGGTCTGATGGATGTCGCTCTGGTTTATGACGCCGAGGCAAAGGCCTTCGACCTAGCCATCGCCGACGGCGACCTGATCACCGATTCGACGCTGGAAACCGCAGTGTTGCTCTCGCTTTACACCGACCGCCGAGCGCTGGCCGAGGACGTATTGCCGGATGGCGGAACCGACCGGCGCGGCTGGTGGGGCGATGCCTATTCGGCCCAGCCACACGGCTCGCGCCTATGGCTGCTCAGTCGCGAAAAAGAACTGGATGAGGTTTTGCGCCGGGCGCGTGAGTACGCCAGCGAGGCGCTGGAGTGGATTACTGAGGACGGTATTGCCACCTCAGTTGAAGTTGATGCCATTCATCTGCGCCGGGGTGTGCTGCAACTAATTGTGGGCATTGAGCGCTCTGGAAACAGCGTACTAAATCGCCGTTTTGACTATGTATGGGGAGTTACCGATGGGATTTAAGCGGCCTTCGCTGCCCGAACTGATTGGGCGCGTCGACAATGACCTAGTCTCCCGTTTGCCTGGGGCCGAGGCCAGTTTGGCCCGGAGGCTGACTAAGTTGCTCGCAACTGGCGAGGCCGGAGTGGCTCACGGGCTGTATGGCTATCTGCAATGGTTGGAGCGCCAGCTGTTCCCGGAAAGCTGCGATGACGATTTGCTGCATTTGCACAGTGTTGGCGTACCCCGTCGCGAGGCGACCACCGCTAGCGGGCCGGTAATCTTCACCGGAACCGTAGGCGCGGTGCTCGATGCGGGCACTCTGGTACAGATCGATGGCTTGGAATACCGCACGGTTGAAGACGTTACCTTTGCAGCCAATACCGCAACCGTTGATGTAGAGGCGCTCGATGCCGGAAGTGCAGGCCGTCAATCGGAGGGCGCTCGCCTGACTTTGGTTGCCCCTATTGTTGGCGTCAACGCCAACGCAATTGTTGGGGGCACTGGCATCACGGGCGGTGCGGATATCGAGACCTTCGACAGTTGGCGTGATCGCATCATGTTGCGCCGGGCGCGCATACCTCGTGGCGGTGCAGAAGGTGATTGGGTCGAGTGGGCGTTACAGGTCTCGGGCGTTACCCGTGCCTGGGAAGATCCCATGGGTATGGGGCCTGGCACTATTGTTATTCGCATCATGGCTGATGACGCCGTGGACGGGCCGCTGCCTTCTCAGCAACTGCTCGACGACGTGTTTGCCTATATAGGCACGCGACGCAATGTCACGGCGCATGTGTATGTGATCGCGCCTGAGCCTGTGCCATTTATCCCGCAAATCAGGGTTACGCCGGATAATAGCCAAGTGCGATCTGCTGTAGAGCAGTCCCTGCGTGACCTCATTCTGCGCACCAGTTCTCCCGGCGCCACTCTGCCTATTTCACAGATTCGCACGGCCATTGGCACCGCTGCCGGTGTGACGGACTACGAACTGGAGACACCAGTGGCCAGCGTGCCCCATGCCCACGGCGAGTTAGCCATCTGGGGAGGTGTTGAGTGGCTGGTCTGACGGCTGACGACTATCGCCAGCAGCTTTTTGCGCTGTTGCCGCAAGGCATCGTCTGGAACTCAGCTTTGGACTCAACCCTGCAGCGCCTTCTGGGAGGTCAAGCCAGCGAGTTTGCTCGCATTGATGAACGCGCCGTGGCGCTTCTTCCCGAGGCTGACCCGCGCCAGGCGCTGTACACCTTTGAAGAGTGGGAAGCCAGTTATGGCCTGCCATCGTCATGCGCGCCTGCAGAACAATCGATGGCAGATCGAAAAGCCGCACTGATCGGGCGAATCGTCGGAGGCGGCGGCTTAATTGCCCAAGATTATTTGGATTTGGCAGAGGGCCTCGGCTATGCCGGTGCTCAGGTACTGGAGTTTCGCGAGGCGACGGTCGAGGTCGATACAGCGACCGGCCATACCGGGTCGGTAATAGGCGATGACATCAACGGTGCCCACTGGGATCTGACTTGGCGCGTGTTACTGCCCTCAGGTGTTGTACGTGAATCGATTATCGGTGAATCCGTGATCGGCGATCCGTTGCGTTCTTGGGGCAACGAACTTGTTGAATGCTCGCTGCGGCATGCCGCGCCGAGTTGGTTAATCCTGCAAATAGGGTATCTGGAGGAATAAATGGAAAAGGTAGGCGCATACACAGACCGGGTAACTGATGAGGGCGAGTGGCGCTCAGGAAACCCTGCGAGCGGGCAGCAGGCCACACCGATGCTGGCGGAGTACTTCAACATGCTGCAGCGGGAAGTGGTAGCGGTCGTTGAAGACGATGGGACTGCTCTGGATAAGGCTGATAATGGTCAGTTAGTGGCCGCTATCAAACGTATTGCTGGGAAGCTGTTTGGGGAGCGCATTGCGACACAACCCGAAGTTGATGCAGGCGCGCGTGATGATGTTTCAGTAACGCCAAAGAAGCTAAAGCATGGGCTGCTTTACTCGTTTAATGCCAACGGCTATTTCTTCTTACCGACCTGGTTGAGTGGCTTTGGTTTCCAGTGGATGAGCGTAACGATGCCGCCAAGTTCGACTGTTAGTTACCCACTCCCTTTTGCTTTTCCAAATAGCCACTTCGTTGCGGTTGGGAATATTGCAATCCCCGCTCAAGCCACCATGAACGTTGCACCGGACGGCAACGGGGCTGTGAGAATCCAACACCTTTACGCCACGGGAAGCCAGGCGGGCAGAATTTTTTCGGTGGGCCGATAAATGAAACGACTTTATAGCGCAACAACTGGAACCACATACGCAGAAGGCGTTCATTCAGATATCCCAGCAGACGCTGTGCCCATCAGTGATGAGCTATATCTAAGCGTAATTGCAGAACCTGCTAGCGGAATGGTTCGGAGTCACGATTCTGCTGGGCTGCCTTTCCTTGTCGCCCCACCGCCGCAGACCCACCAAGAGTTGTGTGCCGGTATTGATCGTGCCGCCGACGCGGCCCGTCTTGCTGTTGCAGGTGATCCACTCCGCGCCACCGAGTACGAACGTGCAGCTAGTGAGGCACAAGCCTTCAAAGACGCTGGCTACCCAACTGAATCAGTACCTCGGACGGTCGCTGCATGGGCTATCAGTGGGAGAACCGCCCAACAAGCCGCTGACAGCATACTGGGCGAGGCAGCAGCCTACACTGAGGCGCTCTACCGCTTGCGTGAGACGCGGTTGAATGCAAAAGAGCAAGTGCGCCTGGCAATGCAGGAAGGCAACCAAGAACAGGCGGAGCAAATTGCCGATCAAGCCATTGCGGCAATTAATGCTGCGATTGGAGGCGTGGGTAATAGCGCTGGAGCAAACGTATGAACAAAATCCGGTTGCTCTTCACCCGCCGCCACCATCTTGGCAGCCTAGCGATCAGAACATTGACCTGGTCGGCTTGGTCTCACGTTGACCTTATTGATGAAACATCGGGTGTGCCCGTCTTGATCGGTGCTGTTGCACCGCATGGCGTGGTTATTGAGAGCCTAGAAAATAGACTCTCACTCGCAAGCCGGGCGGCCGTGGTCGAGTTCCCAGTCGCTGACGCATTGGCCGTTATCGACGCCGCAAGGCGCCAACTGGAGAAGCCATACGACTGGTTAGGTTGCGCGGGCATTGCACTGCGTAACCGCGACTGGCAGCAGGCTGACAGTTGGTTTTGCAGTGAGTTGGTTGCATGGGCATTTGCGGCGGGCAAGTCGCCGCTCTTTCGCGAGGATGAGGTCGCTAGGATCACGCCTCAACACCTCTGGATGCTTGCCCATCCATACCAGCGGCCGGAGCGGCCACTGGATTTATTGAATTTGATTTAAGAGAGGGCGACCAGTTCTCGTGTAGGAGCACAAGAACTGACCGCCTGCCCGCAGTCCAAGCCTGCAAGCCAGCCAAGGCCCTCCCACTCTCGCGAGAGCGGGACAAGCCTATCTGAAATAAGGCTTTTTTGCAGAATGTTTGACATACGTTGTGGCGGCTGTAGCCGCCTGCTTGCCCGCGTAAGCGGTTGCTACACCATACAAATCAAGTGCCCGCGCTGTCGGACACTTAACCATCAGAAGGCCGAGAGCCTCCCCAAAGCGCCGCCGAGCGCCCTATTAGGAGGCCATAATGGCGACCAAGAAAACCGCTCCAGGGCGGAACGGATTCAACTATAAGCCCAAGTTCGGGCTAATCATCACCTGCAAAGATGAACTTACACAGCAAGAGCACTTTCAACGCCTGAAGGCGTTGGGCTACAAGCTTCGGGTGGTGTGCGTATGAAAATTGATATCTCCCACCGCTGCGCAGACTTCGATAGCTACCGTGCGGCCCGCGTGAAGTCCCTGTTTAATGTGGAAAGCGGCTGTAATGTTCACCTTTGCGCAGATATTCCTATTGAGAGTGATCCATGGAGCATCGGCGTCATCGTCGGGCCTTCGGGTTCCGGCAAAACATCAATGGGCCAAGCTATTGGGCCGCTATTCTCTCCGGCCTGGCCGAAGAACAAACCCATTGTTGATGCCATCTCTCCAGAAGGCTCCTTTGACGCCGTAACAGGCGCTCTTTCGGCAGTAGGGCTGGGCGCAGTCCCAACTTGGTTACGCCCTTACGCGGCGTTATCTAATGGCGAGCAATTCCGGGCTAACCTTGCGCGCTTGGTCTGCGAGGCCCCAAACCTTGCCGTTGTCGATGAGTTCAGTTCAGTGGTTGACCGACAAATAGCCAAGATCGGCGCGGGAGCATTCGCCAAAGCGTGGCGCAGAACAAAAGGGCAAGTCGTCCTGCTGTCTTGCCATTACGATATTTTGGATTGGGTGCAGCCTGACTGGGTGTTTGATACTGCCAGCGGCGAATTTCAACGGGGGTGGCCCCGACCAAGGCCTAGTATCGAGTTGGAAATCCGCGAAGCTAAGCAGCGCGACTATGCCCTGTTTGAGCCGCATCATTATTTAAAGCTGCCTCCAATGGTTGCGAGCAATCATTACACCGGCTGGGTCGACGGTGAGCCCGTCGCCCACATTGCCTTTTCCACGCGCCCCGGACTTGTTGAGGCGCGTGCTTGCCGCCTAGTAGTTATGCCCGAGTGGCAAGGCGCGGGGGTAGGCATGCGCTTTCTTAATAAGCTTTGCGAGCAGTGGCTAGCCGGGCAAAACCGCTACGGGCTTCAATTGCGAACGCTCTTTCATACCAGCCACCCCGGCTTGGCCGCTGCTTTACGGCGCGACCCTTGTTGGACGCAAGTTTCCGGCCAGTTGATTGGGGGCAATAAATCACGGTCGCATGCTTCGCTGGCAAAGAGCGCCCGTAAACTCGGCAGGTCGAAAATGGGGTCAGGTTTTGGCGGCCACTTTCGGGCGGTTCAGGGCTTCCGTTATCTAGGGGGCGCCGCATGAAAGTTGTTTTAATTGGCCAAAAGTGGCTCGCGGCCCAGTTGCTTCAACAGTGCCTGCGGCAGGACATAGAAGTCTTAGGCGTCATAGTCCCTGAACTTGCTGTAGGTGAGGCCCCAGATAGGCTGGAAGTTGAGGCCATAGCTGCCGGGGTGCCCGTCTGCCGAGTTCGCGGCCGTGTTAAAGCTGAGCATGTTCCAGCCTGCGACCTTATCTTAGCTGCGCATGCCCACGCCTTCATTGATGGCTCGGCCCGTACCAGGGCGGCTATGGGCGCCCTTGGCTACCACCCCTCGTTGCTACCGAGACACCGTGGGCGGGACGCTATTCGCTGGGTGCTTCACATGCGTGAACCTGTTACAGGCGGCTCCCTGTACTGGATGGACGACGGGGCGGATACCGGCCCCGTTGTCGCCCAAGACTGGTGCCACATCCGGCCAGACGATACAGCGGCTACGCTTTGGCGGCGCGACCTCGCACCTATGGGACTAAGGCTGTTTGCCCATGTACTCAACCAATTGCGAGAAGGGAGCCCGTGTAAGGGCAAGCAACAGGACGTGACGCTAGCTTCTTGGGAACCCGCGTGGGCGCAGATTAAGTTAGGGAGTAAGTAG